AACAGGATGGAAGTTGGCGACAGCTTTGAGGTTAATGACAGAAAACTTGCTGCAAAAATACAGGCTTGGATAAATAGGGAAACACAATTCAAATTGGCCACTCGTAAAATGGAAAATGGCAAAATAAGAATATGGAGAGTTAAATGAGTTTTAGTTATGACTTTTGGCTTTGGGATGATCCGCAATTGACAGTGGATGAAATCAAAGAGTCAAATGATAAAATTAACAAAAGTTATTTTGCTACTGAGAATAAAGAAATGGGTGCAAAAGTGGATGGCACTTATTTAAAAAACATAGAGCCAAAGCAAGTTTATGTTGGGGATCTTACTCGACCAATATATAATTTCACACAAAAAGCGATAAGAACATGTCATTATAAATTTGGCTTCAGCACATTCCCTTTGAATATATATGATGTTGCTTTGTACAATGTTTACTCGTCAAAAATTAAAGGTCATTATGGTGCTCACACCGATTCTTCTAGGAATGACATTTTCGATACTAAAATGACTTTGTTAATTAATTTGTCTGAAGGAGATTATGAAGATGGTGATTTAATTGTCAATGGTAAAATGACAAATTTTAAAAAATTTGCATGAGGTTACGCCTGTTACAAGTGGTGAAAGGATTAGTTTAGCATATTTTATAAATGGACCAAAATCTAATTAAGGAGAAAATTATGAAAAATCTGGAGCTGCAGTTTTCTAAAATAATATTGGGAGGTTTTATATCTTTCTCAGTTGCCCTGTTCATGGTGTTCCTGTTTATCAACGTCGTATTAGGTTGCGAGACTTGGAACAAAGATCTTTGGACAGAGCATAATTCGTGTATAAGTATTGGAATGTTCCTTGACTTCAAATAGAATCAGGAATAAAATTTTAATAATACTTACACTTTCCTCCCTTAACCTAGCCTCTAGAAATAGAGGCTTTCTTTTTTTTAAAAATAACATTATGCTTTAAATACTTAATTTTATCTTTAAATAATAAAACAAGGTTCTCTGGGTAAAAAACATGGTTTCTGAAATTAAAAAAAGAGGCAGACCAAAAAAAGTTCGTGAAGAAGAGGTTGTTGTTCAGCGTCCGATTAAGATGGGTGCACCTGTTAAGCCTGAAGCATGGGATGGAAAGTTTAAGTCTGTGGAAACTCTTAAACATCAAAAACCAGCTCTTCATCGTCAAGAAAGATACAGAAAATGGAATCATCATGCCACAATTAATTGGATTATGGGTCAGGCAGATCCTGTTGGCTTTTTAGCTGACGTTATGCAAGGCAAAGAAATTTTTCCTGTTTATACAAAAGACTCTGAGGGTTTGGCAACTAAGGCTGGCAACATATCAGCAGACCCAGAGCTGAGGGTTATGGCTGCAAAAACATTGCTTGGAAAATGTGTGCCTGATTTAAAAGCTGTTGAGGTCACAGCACAAATAGAAGAAAAGAAAGTTTTAGATATTACTAAATTAAATAATGATGACTTAAATGCAATTGAACGAGTTCTTGAACACGCTGTCATTGACGCAAGTCCGATCGGAGAAGATGAGGAGATCTCTCAAGGAGTTCATAAAGAACTCTTGGCAAACGATTGAACCTGGACGAGACTTCTATGACAACTGGCACATTGATGCTATATCCGAACATTTACAAGCTGTTGTTAATGGCCAGATAAAGCGATTGATAATAAATATTCCACCAAGGCACATGAAGTCGATCTCTGTGGCTGTCGCACTCCCAGCCTGGACTTGGACTATTCAACCCCAGAAAAGATTCCTGTTTGCCTCTTATGCTGCATCCCTTTCAGTAAGAGACTCAGTAAAATGCAGGAGGCTTATTGACAGCAAATGGTATAAAGAACATTTTGGCGAAGTCTTTAAATTAACAGGAGACCAAAACCAAAAGCAGAGATTTGAGAATGATCAAACAGGCTCCAGGATAGCAACATCAGTCGATGGAGCCTTGACTGGTGAAGGTGGCGATATAATAATCATTGATGATCCGCACAACGTCAGAGAAGCCGAGAGCTCTGCTGTTCGTGAGGGTGTTCTTGATTGGTGGGATCAAGCCATGCAGACAAGACTTAACGATCCTAAAACTGGAGCTTTTGTAATTATTATGCAAAGGGTTCACGAAAACGATTTAACTGGACATATTTTAAGGAATGAATACAATGACTGGGATCATTTATGTTTACCTGCTCGCTATGAACTTGGACACCCATCACCAACAAAATCTTCGCTCAACTTTACAGACCCAAGAACAAAAGAAAATGAACTCCTTTGGCCAGACAGGATTGATGACAAAACTCTTGATTCGCTTGAAAAAAGTCTTGGGAGTTATGCCTCCGCAGGACAGCTCCAGCAAAGACCAATGCCAAAAGGAGGAGGAATCTTAAAGGCTGAATGGTGGGTGCCATGGGAAAAAGAAGATCTTCCTGAAATAGAATATATTATACAATCTTGGGACACAGCTTTTTCAACAAAAGAAAAAACTTCTTATTCTGCCAGAACAACTTGGGGAGTCTTTCGCAGGCATGGTCAAGTCAATGCCATAGTTTTAGATATGTGGTATGATAGGGTGACTTATCCCGAACTGCGAGCTATTGCTCAAGAAGCATATTATGAATTTGAACCTGATGCAGTTTTAATAGAAAAGAAAGCTTCTGGCCAAAGTTTATTACAAGATTTGCGTATGGCAGGAATCCCTGTAATACCTTATTCACCTGACAGAGACAAAGAAGCTCGTGCCCATGCAGCATCTGCTCTTTTAGAAGATGGAAGAATTTTCTTTCCTTATGACAAAAAATGGAGTAAAAATTTAATAGATATATGTGCAGCTTTTCCTGCAGGAGACAATGACGACATAGTTGACACTTGCACTCAGGCTTGGTTGCGTTTAAGAAAAGGTTGGTTTGTAACGCATTCAGCCGACTACGATGAAGATGATGGTGAGTTAACAAAAAAGAGGATAACACTTTATGGCTGAAGATCCAATCCCATTCGCAGAGGGAGCACCACCAGACGACCTGCAAGTAGAAAATTTTGGCGATGAGGTTTTAATAGGAGACCCAGCTTTAGACTTAGTTCCTCAAGTTGAGATGGAGTTCGATGCGAACTTAGCAGAATCAATAGACCAAAATGTCCTTGATAAAAAATCATCACATTTAATCAAATATTATGAGAATGATAAAGAAGCCAGAAAAGACTGGGAAGAGAGATATAAAAAAGGTTTAGAGACTCTTGATCCAGAAGGTGGCTTAGAGGAAAGCGATGAGGAGCGAGCAAGCAGAGGTTTAAGCACAGTTGTTCATCCTATGATATCTGAGGCTGCAACCCAGTTTAATGCTAGAGCTATCTCTGAACTTTATCCCTCTGGTGGTCCAATTAAGACTACAATAGTTGGCGAGCCTAATGAAGAAACTGAGGCACAAGCTCGTAGAGTTCGCGAATATATGAATTATCAAATACAAGAGGAAATGCCAGAATATTTTCCTGACCTCGATCAAATGCTTTTTCAGTTGCCACTTGTTGGTCAGACTTTTAAGAAGGTTTGGTGGGATGCTAATAAAGACAGGCAATGTGCCAAGTTTGTAAAAGCTGAGGACTTTGTTGTTGCACCTGAGAGCACTGACTTGTACACCTCACCCAGATACACTCATGTTATCAGGATGCCTAAAAACGAATACAACATGTATGTTGACACTGGCTGGTATTTACCAATCGAATATTCAACAGGCGATGGCTCCAGCTACATGGATGATGTCAATGAAGATGTTGAGGGTATAAGCACTGATAATCAAGAAGACGTTGTCACACTTTTAGAAATGCACGTTTATGATGCTTTTGCTGGAGTTGATGATGTTGAGGACGAAGAAGATGAAAACATGGTCAGGTTGCCTTATGTAATAACAATAGATCATGACTCTGAAAAAATAGTTTCTGTAAGAAGAAATTATTACGAAGATGATGACAGGAAGAAAAGAAGAGACTGGTTTGTAAGTTATAAATTTTTACCTGGAGTTGGATTTTATGGTTTTGGTTTATACCATATGATCGGAGGACTGGGTAAAGCTGCAACAGGTTCTTTAAGAGCTTTGCTTGACTCAGCTGCATTTGCAAATATGCAAGGAGGCTTTAAGCTAAAAGGCAGAGTCACAGGTGGCGAGATAGATGTTAATCCTGGAGAGTTTGTTGATCTGGACGCGACAGTTGATGATGTCAATAAGGCGATAATGCCTTTGCCTTTTAAAGAACCATCAGGCACACTTTTTAATTTACTTGGTCTGATTGTACAGGCAGGACAGCGTTTTGCTAGCACAGCCGACTTAAACGTCGGAGACGTAAACCCAAATGCTCCTGTGGGGTCAACTGTCGCACTTATTGAGCAAGGTTCAAAATCATTTTCAGCTATTCATAAAA